ACCGAAATGTACTGTACCTTCTAGTAATTGACCCCACCATGTTCTAGTTATGATAGGGTTATCGTAGTTTTCAAATGGGTCCCATTCAGGTCTATAGTAACCTTTCTCTCTTCTTTCTCTAGACATCTCTCCTGATAATGCATCAACTGTGCGTTCAGGAAAAGTAGTTATAGAAGAAGCTGTTTTTTGTACACCACCATGGATAGCTGAAGATATTTCTTTAGCAACAGCAGCTGTACCCCATTGTTCGGCGTTCCTTGGATCGTCTTGTTCAGCTACAGCTTGCTGGTCTTCTTGTTGAATTTGTTGTTGTTGAACTTCTTGCTCTTCTCGTTGAGTATTTATATCAACGTATAAATCAATAGGTCTATTTAAAGCGTCTTGATCTAATTCTAAAGATTGTTCTTTTGTTTCTTCTGGTTCCATATTACCTTAGTAATTAATTTTGTTTTTGAAGTTCTTTCAAATATTCTTGTAAAGTGTTAGGTGGTATAGTATACCAATCTTGAGGTCCAAACATTTCAGTTAAAGTAAGAGCATCTTCTTCAATTATATTTGGAAATGGATTGGGACTTTCTGTTAATGCTGAATATTGATTAGCTCTATTAGCTGATAATCTAGCTAATCTATGTTTCAATTCTGTCTGAAGTTTTTCGTCAAATGTTGTATCAAGGAAACCGTTTGTCTTCTCTTCTTCTGAGATTACATTCATTATATCTCTAGGATTTAAAGCATATAAACCTAATGCTTTTAAACGCTTTTGTCCTGATTCTGTTAATACTTCTATTAATGGCATCTCTGATAAGTTACCACTTGGTACATGATCTGAATAAGGATTAGCTGGTTTATAAGCATTAGCATCATCATTAACTTTTACATGTTCATATAGTTCAGTATTATCTTTTTCTTGAACTTCAGCTCTATATGTTCTACCAGCTGTATTATGATTAGTAAGTAATCTAGAAGTATCTAAAGGTAAAGAGTTATAAAGTTTATTATCTAACTCTACTCCTTTTGAAAGTATTTTGAACACATTATCAATAGCTTCACTTTTCTCTTCTCTAGCTTGATGAATCTCCATCCTATGTAAAGCTATATCTCTAGGAGTCATATCTTTAAATAAATTATCATCAACTTGCTTATAGTATTGTGGAAATTCACCGTAACCTTTTGACCACTTCATAAGTTCTTCAAAAGCAACTTCTTCTCCATCCCAAAAAGTAGGTTGATTAAGTACTGCTAATTTATCATCTTGTGATTTACCTCTAAGTCTTGGTAGAATATCTCTTCTACCTTCAGTTATAGAGGAAGTGATTCTTGTATCAAATCCCTCTTCAATAGGATTATTATAATATTCTTTATATTTACCTTTAATGAAAGCTAAGGCACCTGCTTGAGCGTCTCTTACTGATCCTTTTGTTTTAAGTTCTTCGAATTTAGTCACATAATCTTCTTTACCTTGGAATACTATCCAACCGAATCTAGGATTACTTTTAGCAGCAGCAACATCTGATATTCTCATTTGATCCATAACCCATGTATCCCATCCACCACCGTCTTTTAATGCATTGAAGTATGATTTGAATGTTAGTTTACCAGTACCAATACTTTCTCCAGATGATCCTTCTTCTCCATCAGTTCCTTTAGTAGCTTTATGGAATTGTCTTTTCCATGCGTCAGGTAGACTACGATACATTGCATCATCTAATGGTGCATTATTGTTATAATCATCTACTAATTTTTCAAGTGTTATAGAATGATCAGGTCCATCTAATCTAGTTAAACCGTCATTCCATTTTGACCAAATTGGATCTCCAGGGAATATATTAGGATTTCTACGATAAGCACCGCCTTCTCCGTTTTCCCCAGTTAGCCAAGTTTTTCTCCATTCAAATTCTTCTTCTGTAGTAGCTCCAGGATTTTCTAATTGCCATTGTTCGAAGTCTTTTTCTCCTTTCTCTATATCTAATTGAGCATCACTTTTCCATTTTCTTATTTTAAATTCGGTTTCTTCAGTAGTTAATGTTACTTGTCTACCTTGTGCCCAGCTAGAAAATGAATTATTTAGATCAGCTATAGTTTTTTCTTTCTTAGAACTTCTATCTATAATTTTTGCTGATAGTATTTTAGAATAAGTTTCAGCCTTTACATCGTTAGTTTTTTCTAATTCTAAAAGATCGTCTCGTAACTGAAGCCAAGCTCTATTAGTATCTTTTTTGTTACCAAAGACTTCATGTTTAAATATATAATCTTGTATAGCTTCACCAGCATTTAGATCTATATCATTTTTTAATTCAAATCTCCTAGTATTATCATAAACAGTTTTTGTTTTTGCTATGTAAGATCTACTAGCTTGATTTACATAGTTTGTATATTGAGTACGATAAGTATCAAAAACTAATCTTCTATTTCTACGATCAAACGCTTGATATTCAGGAGAATAAGTCATAAACGCTTTAAAATTTTCACTAGCCTCTTCAACTGCTCTGAACCCACCTTTTTCAGACATTTCGTTATAAGCTTGACCTTCTCCCATAAACAAAGTTATCATTCTATTACCATAATTTTTAGCAGCAGCAGAGCTATTTCTATGATTTACTTTCTTTTCCCTGCTTTCCGATACGGTCTTTTCAGCAACTGTTTTAATATCTTGAGGAGTATCAGGATTAGTTATAATTGATACTATTTCTCTTTCATTTTGGTTCTTCTCTTCTTTTAACTTCTGCTCTTTATTATTGATATTAGTAGAAGTAGTACTAGTAGTATCAGGATTAGAAAATGACCAATCAGATTCTGTTATACCTTTATTTGATTCAGCAGTATTTACTTCTTTTTGTCCTTCTCTTCTTATTTTAGCTGCTTCTATTTCTTTCTTAAGTTTAGGGACACCAGCTATAATATTACCTAACTGTTTTAATTGTCTTTCACTTTCTTTAGCTCTAAAAGTAGCATAATTAGCTCTATCTTGAGATAGAACTTTATTATCTTTCATTAAATCATCAATGACTTTATTCTGTGCCTCTACTAAAGAGTTAGTATCTTGATAATTTAAACTATTAAATTTGAATGAATCCATCAGTACACAACCTCCATGTCTACATCAATTTTA